GCTTGCTAATGCTGCTTCATCTGGAAAAGTGTTTAAAGTCAATATGGTTATTGCTGCCAATGTAGATGGCACAACTGCTTATGACACAACTGTAGCGGTGAATACTGCTGCTGCTGGCTCTGGTACTTCATACCCATTGGCATCGACTGTTTCTGTCCCACCAGATGCGTCTTTGATTGTCTCTGACAAGTCAACTGCTTTCTATCTTGAAGAAGACAAGTCAGTTGTTGTTACAAGTAGCACAGCTTCAAAAATAGCTTACACGATTTCATACGAAGAACTCTCATAAGGACTAATCATGTCCAAAAGAGTAGGTGGAATTCTAAGTGCTGGACGTAACGGCATTAACTACCCTGTCACATCGGTGGAATACCTTGTTGTTGCTGGCGGTGGCGGTGGCGGCTCTAGGTTTGCTGGAGGTGGCGGTGCTGGTGGTCTTTTAACTGCTACAGGATATGCTGTAACCATTGGTTCTGCCATAACAATTACTGTTGGTGGTGGTGGGAGTGGTGGGAGTGGTGGCGGTAATGGTACGGCAGGAGCTGCCTCTAGTATTGCAGGTGGCACAACAATTAGTGCTACTGGCGGTGGCGCAGGGGTTGGCTCTGGACAATCAGCTACTGGTAAAAATGGTGGCTCTGGCGGTGGTGGTAACGCTGGAACTGCTGGAACAAACGGCACAGGAACTTCTGGTCAAGGAAATGATGGTAGCGTTGGTAACTCTATAAATGGTAGCAATTACCAAGGCGGTGGCGGTGGAGGTGCAGGTTCGGTTGGTACGGCTGGTGCATCAAACGTAGCAGGTAATGGCGGTACAGGTTTAGCATCGTCTATATCTGGCTTACAAGTTTTTTACGCTGGTGGTGGTGGTGGTGGGTCTGAAAACACAAACTCTAAAAATGTAGGTCTTGGCGGTGGCGGTGGTGGAGGTAATGGTTCAATAGATACTGGAATTCCTACTGCTGGCCTTGCTAATACTGGTGGTGGAGGTGGTGGTAGTGGAGCTAACACCCCAATAGGCGGTGCAGGAGGATCTGGAGTCGTAATCCTACGCTATCCCTCTTATTTAGCCCCTGCTACATCTACGACAGGCTCACCAGAAACTTATGTCACAGGCTTTTGGCGTGTATACAGATTTGTTGCCTCTGGCACGATTACTTTCTAAGGGTAGATATGGCTACAGGATTATTTACTCTTAAACAAGTTAACCAAGCACTTGCACAAAAGGCATGGAGTGGTACGCAGAAAACTAATTTTGTTGAATACTTAGTTGTTGCTGGTGGCGGTGCAGGTGCTATCAATAGAGGTGCTGGCGGTGGAGGTGGTGGTGGTTTATTAACTGGTATCTTGGCTGTCGCTACTGGCTCATCAATTACCGCTACTGTTGGTGCTGGCGGTACAGGCGGTACAGGTGCGGTAACAAGTGGTGCGGATTCAGTATTTGGCTCTATTACATCTACTGGCGGTGGTGCTGGCGGCTCAAGTAACCAAGCATCTTTTAACGGCTCGTCTGGGGGTTCTGGTGGTGGCGGTGCGGGTAGTGCTGGCTCTAGTGGCTCTGGAGGCCAAGCAACTGCAAATCAAGGTAATACTGGCGGCACTTCATCAGGCGGTGCTACCACTTCTAACAATGAAGGCGGTGCTGGTGGTGGCGGTGCGGGTACAGTAGGTTTAAATGCAACTGTTGCTAACTATGGTGCTAATGGCGGTGCTGGTATTGCATCGTCAATCAATGGAACAGTTACTACTTACGCTGGCGGTGGGGGTGGTGCGGCTAACGGCACAAGTGGCTCAACCGCAGGCTCTGGTGGCGTAGGTGGAGGTGGTGCGGGTAGAGCAATTTCACAAGGTAATGGTAACGCCACATCTGGAACTGCCAATACAGGCGGTGGTGGAGGAGGTCATCCAAGCCAAACCATAACAGGCTCATCAGGCTCTGGCGGCTCTGGCATTGTCATAATCCGCTATCCAAGCACATTTGCTGATGCAGCAAGCGTGACAAACGGCACAAAGACAACTGCTAACGGCTACACGATTTACACATTTACATCTAGCGGGTCAATCACAATATGAGCAACCTATTAGGCGGCTATTTATCCGCAACATTTAACCCTTTGAGTGGCGCACCTACTGCTGTTGAATACCTTGTGGTTGCTGGCGGTGGTGGGGGTGGTGGTTGGAGATCAGGCGGTGGCGGTGGCGGTGGTGGTGGCGCAGGAGGTTTACTTCAAGCTGCTAGTTTTTCTGTTGCTTCTGGTTCTGCTTTAACTGTAACTGTTGGTGCTGGCGGTGCTGGTGCAAGTGCAATTAGTACAAATGGCGTTTCTGGTTCTGATTCTGTTTTTAGTTCTATCACGGCAACTGGTGGTGGTTATGGAAGTTGGGGTGGTAGCACAGCAGTTTCTGGGGGTTCTGGTGGCGGTGCTGGCTCTGGTACTGGCACTGCTAAAAATGGAGGCGCAGGTACTTCTGGTCAAGGTTTTGCGGGTGGAAATTCTGGCACTGCTGATAATGGCGGTGGCGGTGGTGGTGCTGGCTCAGTTGGAGAAAACTTCAATTCTGTTGGAGGTGGAAATGGTGGCACAGGCATTTGCTCAACCATAGATGGCACTAGACGCTTTTTTGGCGGTGGCGGTGGTGGTGCTGGTGCTAGTGCAACTGTTTTTGGATTAGGCGGTGCTGGTGGAGGCGGTGCATCTTTTGGTTATGGCACATCTACTGGTGCAACTGCTGGAACTCCAAACACAGGAGGCGGTGGCGGTGGTGGTGCTGGTAATACAGTAGTAACTGGTGCATCAGGCGGTTCTGGCATTGTCATCATTCGTTACCCTGCAACACAATCAGCACCAACTGCAACAACTGGTTCACCGCAAATCAACTACGCTGATGGCTACCAAATCTACACTTGGACATCATCTGGAACTGTAACTTTTTAAGGAAAATCATGGCACATTACGCACATATTACTAACGGCATTGTTGACCAAGTTATTGTCATTGATGCTGAAACATTGGCAACGGGTCATTGGGGTGATCCATCCGAGTGGGTTCAAACATCCTATAACACTCATGGCAACCAACACCCAGAAGGTCGCCCATTGCATAAAAATTATGCGGGCATTGGTTACACATGGGATGGAACAGGCTTTGCGCCTCCACAACCATTTGCATCTTGGACTAAGAACGCTGAGACATATCTGTGGGAAGCCCCTACACCTATGCCTACTGATGGCAAGATGTATCGCTGGGATGAGCCAACATTGTCATGGGTTGAAGTAACTCAAGGAGTCTAACGTGGCCCAATATAGCGGCATCTTTACGCTGTCTCAGGCAAGCCAAGCCATTAAAGACAACAATTGGACAGGACTGCCTCCGCAGAATGTGGAGTATTTGATCGTTGCTGGTGGTGGAGGTGGCGGCAGAAATGCTGGTGCTGGTGGTGGCGCAGGTGGATTGCTTGCGGGTTTTTCTGGTGTAACTACAAGTTCTCAACTATGGGTGACTGTAGGTGCTGGCGGTACTGGCAGAACTATTACTGATGGTGTAGGTGGCAATGGAAATAACTCTGTTTTATTAGCCACATCTTCTGGTGCAACAACAGGTAATTTTGTTGCAACTGGTGGTGGAGGCGGTGGTTATTACACTTCAGCAGGTGTTGCAGGTGTTGCAGGTGGATCTGGCGGTGGCGGTGGTGCTAATGTTTCTGGAACTACAACCATAGCGGGCGGGTCTGGTGTCTCAGGACAAGGTAATTCTGGAGGTTCTGCAACTAGCACACACGCAGGTGCTGGAGGTGGTGGTGCAGGAACTGTTGGATTAAATACAATTTCCAACGCTACAAATGCTTCAAATGGAGGGGCAGGAATTGGCTCTGCTATATCAGGCACAGTTACAACTTACGCTGGTGGCGGTGGGGGTGGTACTGACGCATATACCGCAGGAACTGGCGGTGTAGGTGGTGGTGGTGCTGGTTCAACTGGCAATGCTTCTGGTACGGCTGGAACTGCTAACACGGGCGGTGGTGGTGGAGGTCAAGGTAGTGGTTTAGTTGGTTCTGGTGGTGATGGAGGAAGCGGTATCGTAATCCTCCGCTATCCAGACACATTCATAGCAGCAACATCAACTACAGGTTCTCCTACCATTTCTACGTCAGGTGGGTTTAGAATATACAAATTTACAGCTTCTGGCTCAATTACGTTCTAATCATGACAAATAAACTTGTACTTACTGATGAACAACTAGAGCTTCTAGTTGAAAAGGTTACTGAAAAAGTAATTGAGAATGTTTACATTAGCATTGGGGAAAGCATTGTTAAAAAGTTCTTTTGGGTTGTTGGCCTAGGAACAGTAGCTTTGTTTGCATGGTTAGGTGGAAATGGACATCTTAAATAATGTTTGGCTTTAACGCACTTTCTGAAGCAGCATTTTCATCACAAACTGGTGGTGCTAAAGATGCGTCTGCAAACATTGTTGCTGATTCTTCAGTAAGTGCTAGTGCTATATATTTGGGCGCAGCAAGTGCTTTAAGTGCTGCTACTTCTTCTATAACAGGAAGTGCAAACTATAGTGCTGGTGGAAGTGCAAACATTGAGTCCACTTCTAGCATTACTGCCTTTGGAATAAGCGTTTATTCAACGATAATTATCGTATTTCCAGAAAGTACAGTAACTTCCAATGGTGAAGCTATACGTACCACATCTGCAAGCGCATCTGGTTTATCAAGTATGACCGCATCCGCAAGACTTAAATGGGAAACTGAAGCAGACGTTTCAGAAACTTGGACTGATATATCTGATATATCCGAAACTTGGACTACAGTAAATTAAGAGGTCAACATGGCTGATACAACAACCACAAACTTAGGTCTTACCAAACCAGAGGTAGGCGCATCTACTGACACATGGGGTACTAAGATCAATACAGACTTGGACACCATTGATGGTTTGTTTGATGCTGGTCCTTTGCTTAAAGTAACCAAAGGCGGTACTGGTGTAGGAACTAAAACAGGCACAGGATCTGTTGTTCTCAATACTTCTCCTACATTGGTGACTCCACTATTAGGAACACCTACATCTGGCGTTGCAACTAACCTTACTGGTTTGCCACTGACAACTGGTGTGACAGGAACTCTACCTATTGCAAATGGCGGTACAGGACTAACTGCTGCAGGTGCTGCAGGTTATTTCCTAAAGTCTGATGGAACTAACTTTTCTGCTTCACCTATTGGTGGCAACTTTAGTATTCCAACTTCTACTCGTACATCTAACACTGTTTTAGCATTGTCTGACAATGGTTATTACATTGATGTAACCAGTGGAACTTTTACACAAACATTTACTGCCGCTACAACATTGGGTGCAGGATGGTGGGTTTATATTGGTAACTCTGGTACTGGTAATGTAACTTTAGATCCTAATGGCTCTGAAACTATTGATAGTTTGACAAGCTTTGTGATGTATCCAAAAGAGGTACGTTTAGTTCTGTGTAACGGAACATCATTTAAGTCTATTGTTATTAACACATTTAACGTAACAGTAACTTCTACTAGTTCTATTATTATTCCACCTGGTTATCAAAAAATTGGTGTTGATGCCGTTGGTGGAGGCGGTGGAGGTGGTAATGGTGTAACAAACACAAGTGGTGGTTATCGTTATGGACCCGCTGGCGGTGGCGCAGGAGCTAGAGTATTAACTATTACTGATGCGCCAACTGCAGGAACTTCTGTAACTGCTACTGTAGGTGCATCTGGTGCTTCTGCAACTGCTGGAGGTAGCTCATCATTTAATAATATTGTTGCTTATGGTGGTGGTTCTGGTGCAGGAGGTTCAACTTCTTATGTAACCATTGCTGGTGGTGGCGGTGGTGGTGGCTTAGTCACTGTTGGTGAAAATGGTGGAAGTAATGTTAATCCATCATCTGCTCCTGGTAGGGGAGGATCACCAGTTGTTTCTGGAACAGGATCAAATGTAAGTTTTGGCGGTGGTGATGGTGGTGGTGCTGCAATTTGGGGTGGTGGTGGTGGTGGTAGTGGCTATTTAAATACTGGTTCAGCTGCTGGTGGATCGTTATATGGTCCAGGAGGTGGCGGTGGTGGCACTGGTATGGATAGCGGAAATGCTACTGGCACAGGTGGTGCTGGTGGAAATTCAAATTCCTACACAACTGGTGGCGGTGGAGCAGGAGGCACTGCAGGTGGAAATGGAACTGCAGGTACAACTAGTTCTGTAACTGGCATGGGTACTGGTGGTGGCGGTGGTTCATGTAAAGCCGCTGCCAATGGTGGTAATGGTGGTGCAGGTGGATTCCCAGGCGGTGGTGGAGGCGGTGGAGCTTCTGCTGATACTGGTTATTCTGCAGGTACTGGTGGTGCAGGTGGTGCAGGTCAAATCCGCATCTGGGGCATTGCATAAATGTATATCCCATTAAACATCCCACCAGGTGTTTACAAGAATGGTACTGAGTACCAATCTAAAGGACGCTGGAACAGCTCTACTCTGGTACGTTGGTATCAGAATACTATTCGCCCTATTGGTGGATGGCGTAAACGCTCATCAACTCAACTTACTGGTTCTGCCAGAGGGTTGATTGCTTGGCGTGACAACAGTAATGTCCGTTGGACAGGAATTGGTACTCATTCAAAGCTCTATGCAATGAATGAAGGTGGTGTTGCATACGACATTACCCCAACATCTTTTACTGTTGGCATTGCTGATGCAGACACTAAGCTAGGCTATGGCTATGGTGCTTATGGTACTGCTGCCTATGGTATTGCTAGACCAGATACAGGCTCTTACACTCCTGCTACTACTTGGAGCATGGACACATGGGGGCAATATCTAGTAGCTTGCTCAAACGCTGATGGAAAGCTTCTGGAGTGGCAGTTAAATACTGGTACTAAAGCCGCTGCTATTACCAATGCACCAACTACTTGCTCTGGCTTAGTGGTGACAGAAGAAAGATTCTTGTTTGCCCTTGGAGCAGGTGGAAATCCTCGCAAAGTGCAATGGTCTGACCAAGAGGTTAATACAACTTGGACACCTAGTGCTACCAATCAAGCAGGTGACTTTGACCTGACAACATTAGGTTCTCTGATGTGTGGCAAGCGTGTACGTGGTGCTACCATTCTGTTTACTGATGTGGATGTCCATTCAGCAACTTATATTGGCCCACCATACGTTTATGGATTTGAGCGTATTGGTACTGGATGTGGCGTTATTTCCCGTCAATCAGTGGCGGCTACTGACAATTCATGTATTTGGATGTCTAAGTCTGGTTTCTGGATGTTTGATGGCTTTGTTAAGCCTTTGCCATGTGATGTTGGAGACTACATCTTTAACAACATTAACTATCAGCAAGCATCTAAGGTTTACTGCGTCCATAACTCAGCTTATGGTGAAGTTTGGTGGTTTTACCCAAGTTCAGCCAGTGTTGAGAATGATTCCTATGTAAGCTACAACTATCGTGAAAACCATTGGGCTATTGGTACTTTTGGTAGGACTTGCGGGACTGATTCTGGTGTATTTGGCAAACCAATGATGGTTTCATCTGATTCTTATGTCTATGAGCATGAGATTGGCTTTACATATGACTCAATTACACCATTTGCTGAGTCAGGACCAGTTGAATTAGCTACTGGAGACAGAGTAATGAATATTACTGGTCTAGTCCCTGATGAGAACACTTTAGGTGACGTAAAAGCTCGTTTTAGCACTAAGTTTTACCCAAATGCGACTGAATACAACTATGGTCCATACACCATGAATACGCCTACTTCTGTACGTATTACTGGTAGACAGATTGCTGTAAAGATTGAAGGTAATGTTAATACTGATTGGCGTGTCGGGACTATTAGATTGGATGGTAAGCCAGGAGGTTTACGTTGAAACTTCCAACTCCTACTCAATCTTATGATCCTAGAGATCAGGCCAATGTTCGCAGACTTATTGAGTCTGATAACGCAAACCTTTACAAACGTAATCAAGATGTTGAGATTGGTTCTCGAAAGATAACCCCTCCCAACAGACTGATTATCTCTAGTCCAAACGGCACTAGATATGAGATTTTGGTAAGTAATATAGGTGTATTAACGGCTTCAGCAGTATGATAGATTGCAGTAGTTTTGTAGAAAATGGGGAGCCTAAGTGGTGGGTTCCATATTTTCTTCAAAGTGAGCAATTATTATTAAATGCGCTAGAATACGGAAACGAAACGCATAGTCTTGAGGATGTCGCAATGGCTCTCAATAAAGATGAAATGCAATTATGGCCTGGTATCAACACGGCTCTCGTTACCGAAATTATCACCTATCCCAGACAAAAAATAATCAATGTATTCTTGGCGGCAGGTGACATGGATGAGGTTATCAGAATACTTCCTTTCGTTGAAAAACACGGGAAAATGGAAGGTTGCACTCACATGACTATGACAGGTCGCAAAGGATGGGAAAAGATTATGAGCAAGATTTATCAAGTTGAAACAAGAGTTTTCCTGAGTACGGAGATATAAAATGAGTTTATCAAGTTCCAAACAAAGTTCAGAGTCAAAACTAGATCCTCAATTCAAAGAGGCTTATCTAAGTAACTTAGCAAGCGTACAAGATGTAGCTGGTAATTTACAAGCTCGTGAATTCGCAGGTTTTACTCCTGACCAACAAGCAGCATTTGGTCTTGCTCGTCAGTTTGCCGATCCTAACAGTGAAGTTTTTACTGGTATGCGTTCAGCATTTGATGTTGCAGGGCGTGTTGCTAACTACAATCCACAGAATGTTGCATATAACGCTTATGGCGGTGCAACTGTTGATCCTGCGGCTTTGGCTGCTCAACAAGGTTATACGGCTACAACTGGTACTGGTGCTAGTGCAGGCAATGCACAATTAGCGGGTTCACAAGGTTTTAATGCCGCACAAGCTGGCCCTGCTGCTCAAGCACAAGGTTTAGGCTACACGGCTCAACAATTTGGTGGTGTAAGTGCTGGTCCTGCCGAACGATTTGGTGGTGTATCTGCAGGTCCTGCTGCTCAAGCCACTGCTGCACAACTAGCCCGTTCTGGTATTCGTGATGTTGGCGCACAAGGTGTTTCTGGTGCTAATGTAACTTCCGAAGCTTTGGGACAGATTGCTCCACAAGCAAGGGCAAATATCCGTGATGTGGGTGCTGGTTCATTTTTAAATCAGAATATTCAGCAGTACATGAATCCTTACACTCAGGCTGTTACTGAGCAAAGTTTGCAAGATCTAGAGCGTTCTAGACAACTTGAGCAACAACGTACTGCCGCACAAGCTACTGCTTCTAGAGCATATGGTGGCTCTCGTCAGGGTGTTGCTGAAGCAGAAACTAATCGTGCTTTTGGTGAGAATGCCGCACGTTTGGTTGCCCAACAAAATGCCGCTGCTTATGCCGCTGCCCAACAAGCTTCTGAAGCTGATTTGGCTCGTCAGATGCAAGCCCAACAGCTTAACCAAGCCCAAGACCTTGCCACTACTCAACAGTCTCTGCAACTTGCAGGACAGTTTGGTTTGGCTAACCAAGATGCGGCTTTACGTGCGGCTCTTGCTAATCAGGGTGTTGATCTGTCTACTGGTCAACTTAATACTCAAAATGCCCAACAAGCGGCTTTGGCTAATCAAGCTGCAGCTAACCAGATGGCGCAATATAACGCTGGTAACTTCCAACAGGCAGGTTTAGCTTCTCAAGCACAAGCCAACCAGATGGCTCAGTTTAATGCCGCTAATATGCAACAAGCTGGATTGTCTTCTCAAGCCGCTGCTAATCAAGCTGCACAGTTTGGTGCTGGTGCTCAGAATCAAGCCGCACTACAAAATGCTGCAGCGCAAAATGCGATGTCTCAGTTTAATGTTGGAAACCAACAACAGGCTAATCAATTTGGTGCTTCTGCGGCTAATGTTGCGGCTTTGCAAAATGCGGCTGCTGGCAATCAAATGGCTCAGTTCAATGCTGGCAATCAACAAGCAATGAATTTGGCTAATCTTGGTTTTCAAAATCAAGCAGGTCAGTTTGGTGCTTCTGCATTTAATCAAGCAGGTTTGGCTAACCAAGCGGCTCTCAACGCTCGTGCTGCTCAACAAGCAGGTTTGACTCAGCAAGCAGGTTTAACAAACGCAAACAACTTCTTGCAAGCTAATCTAGCTAACCAACAAGCTGGTTTGACTGCTAACCAACAGCGTTTAGGTGCTTCTGGTTTGATGTCAAACATTGCTCAGGGTGGTCAACAAATGGGCTTTGCTGGCGCACAAGCTTTGGCAACAGGTGGAAATGTCCAACAGCAATTCTCACAAGCTCAGTTGGATGCAATCCGCAATCTGCCATTGGAGCAACAACAACTTATCAACCAAGCATTGGGACTCAATGTGGGTGGTGGCTCTGGTGCAACAAGCTCTTCAAGTGGTTCGAGCTTTGGTGGCAGCTTACTGAAATAAGGATTAATCATGGAATTTCTATTGCCAAAAGGTCAATTGCAAGGCTTATCTGCGGAAGATCAAAAAGCCGCTAGGGATGAAGCTTTTAATCAGTTTTTGTTAGGAAGCATCTTTGGTGGCGGTGGAATTTCTACTGGCTACCAAGCTGTTCAGAACATTATTCCTAACTTACAAAAGCAAAGACAACAACAGGGTTTGCTGTCTGAGTTGCAAGGCATACAAAAAGATTTCTTTCCAAGTGAACAAGAAACACAAAGCCAAGCACTCAATGCTAATCTTGGAAGACCAAGGACGGCCTCAAGCCCTTATGCTTTAAGTGAAACATTAGGTAGACCAGATCCAAATGCTAGAGTTGAGCCACAAGCACTTCAAGGTGAAGCTCCTAATTATGCTGATTTGCAAACACGTTTAGCTCGGTTATCTTTGAATCCTAATGCTTCTCAAATGATTCCATCTTTGTCATCTGCATTTGGTGCATTCAAGCCAACTGTTACTGATGGTGTGGTTACTGACATTAGGAATAGGCCAACTAGTTTTATTCCTAAAGTTGACACAAAATCTGGCACATTTACAACTGGAACCATGCAAGATGGTCAACCATCTTTCCAAACAAGCGTGTTGCCAGGTGCGGCTAGAGCTGCTGCCCTTAATACATTGCCTGAGTTGGAAAAAGGACAACAATATGTTTTTGATAACAACCAAAATGTAATTGGCTTGATGGATGTAAATGGAAAGCTTCAATCTTTAGCAGCAAGAACTGCAACAGAGACTGCGGCTCGTGAAGCCAATATTCCTCGCCCAAGCCTTACAGCAACTGGTGCGCCAACATTTACTTATGCAACTCCTCCAGGTCTTGCGGGTGGCGTTACACAACCAGCAGGTGTTGCTCAACCCAGCATGGCACAACCAGTAACTGGTCCTAGTACGGCTCAAACAATTTTAAATGAAGCATACAAACCAATTTTGGCTGATGCCTACAAAGGTTTTCAAACAGCTAAAAAGACTGCGCCAGTAATTGACCAATTGCAAAATGCTTACAACCAGCCAGGATTTGATACTGGTTCATTTACGGGACTTAGAACTCAATTAGGAAATGTGTTTAATAGTTTGGGTGTTTCTGGAGAACGAAATAAACAATTCTTAACGAATGCTATTTCTGCTCGTCAAGGTATTAACGCCCTTACTGGTGAAAGCTTGTCTGAAGCAGTTGGAGCTATCTCTAACTTTGAAATTGGCTACTATGGTCAGCGTAATGCTCAAATTACAGACCCTAAAGAATCAACCAACTTTAACTTAGCAGTTTTGCGTGAAGCTAATAAACGTAAAGAAGATTTCTATAATTTTGTTTCTGATCCTAAAAATGCTGGTCCTGATGTTCTTGCTAAATGGTCAGCATCTTCTCAAGGTCAAAAACAAATGTTTGAATCGCCTGGCTTACGCAAATACTTGCCACAGTTACAAGTTACTGCTGGACCAGATAAGGGAAAAATTGCTTATCAATTGCCTAGTGGCGTTTATCGGGTTTATGACTAATGGCAACCAAAGATCAAGTTTACGAATTTGCTCGGCAAGAAGCTGAAAGGCAAGGCGTTCCTTTTTCTTTGGTGCAGAAGATTGTTGAAACAGAATCTGATGGGTCTTTCAACGCTATAGGACCAAAGACAAGAACTGGTGATCGTGCTTATGGTCCTATGCAGTTAATGAGTGCTACTGCAAAAGATCTTGGTGTTAACAGAATGGAATGGAAAGATAACATCCGTGGCGGTGTTAAATATCTTAGCCAGTTGACACAAAAATTCCAAGACCCAACTTTGGTGGCGGCTGCTTATAACGCAGGCCCAGCAAATGTTGAGAAGTATGGTGGCGTTCCTCCATTTAAAGAAACACAAAATTACGTTCAGAAAGTTGTGGGTACAAACATGGCTACATATCGAGATATTGATCCTTCACTGCTTGGTCAACCACAACAACAAGCTCCTAAACTTGATTTTAGGGGTATGGCTAATCAAGATCTTGGTTATCGTGATATTGATCCATCAATGATTGGTCAACCAGTTGTTCAGCAAGCTCCTGTTAGACAAAACCAAGATTCTGTTGCCCGTCAGGTTGGATTGACTGCTCGTTATGGCATGGAAGGTTTAGGTCAGGTTGCTGATATTGTTGGATCACCATTAAATATGCTGATTAACAGGGCAACTGGTAGTCAACTAGGCACTCCTAGTCAGTCAATGTCTAACTTTGCAACTATGCTTGGTTTGCCACAACCACAAACTGGCTTTGAGCGTGGAATTGGTAATGTTACTCGTGCAGTAGCAGGTATTCCCGCAATGGCTGGTGTTGGTGGTCTATTGCAACAAGCTCCTAACTTAACAGCACAAGTTGTTGGTCGTGGATTGGCGGCTCAACCTGTTGCTCAAATGGCAGGTGCTACGGCAGGTACTGGTGCGGCTGAAATTGCTCGTAATGTTTATGACGTTCAAAATCCTTTAGCTTTGCTTGGAATCAACTTGGCAGCAGGTTTACCTGCTAGTGCTGTTGGTGCTCGTGCAGGAAATATTCCTTCTGGTACACGTTATCGTGATCCTGTAACTGGACAATTAATTGAATCTGCTGCACAACGTGGAGTAGGTATTGACGTAGGTGATGTTGGTGGCGCAGGCTCTACATTGTTGCGTAAAACTCGTCAATTTGGCGATACAACACAAGATGCAAATCAAGCAAAATCTGCTCAAGTTAGAAACTTAATTGAAAAAGTTACTGAGCAAGTAAAACCAGCCTCTGTAACTAAAGAGGGTGGTGAAAAGCTAGTTATTGCCAATGACTTGCGTAGGCAATATCGTAATGCTAAAGATGCTGTATCACCTGTATTTGAAAGAGCCGAGAAATTAGCTGGTAATACATCAATTCCATTAGGAAATACAAACAATGCAACAATTAATGTTTTGGATCAATTCCCTGTTACAGCAGATACTGCAGTTATTAATAAAGTTGTTGAACGTACTAACAACCTTTTACAAGCGGGTGGTGGAACGTATAAAGAACTCCGTGACCTCCAATCAACAGTAGGTGCTGAATTAAATAGAGTTCAAAAAGGTGTTCCTACAGGCTCATACAATGAAAAGCAAGTAAATGCTCTCAGCCAACTATACAAAGGTTTGGCTGATGATGTAGATGCTTGGGCGGCTCCTAGAACTTTAAACAATAAACCTGTTTACACCCCTGCTGGTGCTGAACACGCCCGTGCAATGGAACAGTTTAGAAATACTGTTGTTCCTTTTAGGCAAGATCAAGATATTTATAAAATTGTTTCTAGCAAAACACCTGCTAATGAAATTGACAAAATTGCTCAAAGTTTTAGTTTGACAGGTAATCCTGCTACTGCTGAACTGGCAGTAAGTTTGATGTCAAATACTGGCAAACAAGCGGCTCAATATTCAATTCTTAACCAAGCACGTAGTGCTGCTATAAATGCAGATGCAGCGGCTATGTTGTCTTCTCCTGCTTTTACAAGAACATTAAATTTAGGTAGGTCTGAACTTCCTTCTGCCCAACGCATGGTTATGGGTCAAACTCCAGAAGTTATGAGTGAAGTAGGATTGCTACGTGATATTGTTGATGCAACCCGTGGTGCTGTAACTCCTAAAGTTGCTCCACAAACTGGCGCATTAACTGTTCCTTTGATGACAACTGGTATGGGTGCAGGTGCAGGTGCGGGAACTGCTACGTCACTTGGATTTGATCCAACTTTGGGTGCTATGGCTGGTGTCACATTAGTTCCACCAATGGCTAATAGACTTGGGAATGTTTTAAGCAGTCCAAGTGGCACTAGATTCTTGCTTGGTGAACAACTTCAAGGTGCGGGTGGAATGGGTGGGGCAATGGGTCAGGGCATAAATGCTGCAACAACTGACCCAGAAAACTTCTTCCCTAATGCAAGTGGTCTTTTCGATATGTTTAGATAACATGAGAGAGTGGCTGTTTGCAATCATTGCAGCAGTCAGTATTGCTGTTCTTGTGGCCTTTTGTAGCTACATAATAATCTGGGCTATGCCGTGAAATGGTTACTAATGTTATCAATGTTTGTTATATTGGTAGCATCTAGTGAAAACAAATACAGATGTGTCAGGTGGGCATGGACAGGTGATGTTTACAACCGAAAAGTAGTATGCCTTGAGTGGCAAAAAGTTGACAAAAAATGATTGATCCTCTAACAGCTCTAGCTGGCATACAGTCAGCCATTAAAGTAGTCAAGCAAGCCGCACAGGTTGCTAATGACTTAGGCTCTCTTGCGCCCATGATTGGTAAGTTATTTGATGCCAAATCTACTGCTACCAAAGCAATGGTTCATGCTAAGAAGTCTGGTGGTTCCAACATGGGAACTGCTCTTCAGATTGAGATGGCACTTGAGCAAGCCCGTGAGTTTGAAAAAGAACTTCAAATGTTGTTTATGCAGTCTGGAAAGATTGACGTTTGGAACAAGATCAAAGAACGTGCTCAGTTGATGGACGTAGAAGATGCCCATGCTGCTAGACAAGCCAAAGAAGAATCTAAGAAAAAGAAAGCAGAACAAGAAGAGCAAATGGCTATTGTTGCAGGTGCTTTTGTATTGATCTTGCTTGGATTAGCTGTTGCTTTTGGTATATCTGAGATACAAGATATGTGCGCTAAAGTAAAGTGTGGGCGATGAATGAGTATCAAAAAACTTTTGATATATGCCTAAAGATATTCATCTACGGATGTGTAGCTTTGTGGTTTCTTGGTTTTCTGAAGTTCTTGCCTGATGATTTGTCAAACAAGATTGTTAACTTACTACTTGGAAAGATTGGACTTAAATAATGTTTGAAATGTTATCTGGTGGTTTACTAGGCTCTATCTTTGGTGGCATTTTTAGGATGGCTCCAGAAGTCCTTAAATGGATGGATAAAAAGAATGAGCGTGAGCATGAACTGAATATGTTCAAGTTCCAGTGCGACTTGGAAGCCCAACGTGGTCAGCAGAAGTTAGCTGAGATTGGCGCACAAAGAGAAGCCGCAGTTGATGTAGGTGTCATGGATGCCTTCAATAACGCCATTACACAGCAAGCAGAGATGGTTAAAGCCGCAGGTGGATGGGTAGCCTCACTTTCTGCTTCCGTGCGTCCTGTGGTCACTTATTGGGTTTTGTTTGTTTGGTCATTCATCCATGTTTGGTTTGCCTATAACGCATGGCTTTTAGGTGCTCCAGCTACGGAAGTCTTTAAAACAATGATGACACCAGACTTTGCCGCCCTTTTATCAGGAACAATTAACTACTGGTTTCTTGATAGAACTTTGTCTAAGCGTGGGTTATGAACTTAGAACTGGCAGCAGAACTGTGTAAAAGGTTTGAGGGCTTTAGAAGTAAGCCCTACCTTTGCCCTGCTAACGTAGCTACGATTGGTTACGGCTCAACCTACTATGCCAATGGCGTAAAGGTTACTCTGAATGACCCTCCAACGACACAAGAGGAGGCTCATGTTCTTTTGATGCACGAATTGGAACATACCTACCTACAAGGTGTTCTCAGAAACTGCCCCATACTTCTGACAGACGAGCGTAAGTGCAATGCCATTGTTGACTTTTGCTACAACCTTGGAATTGGCAGACTCCAGACCTCTACTTTAAAGCGCAAAATCAATGCCCAAGATTGGGAAGGGGCTAAAGAGCAACTAATGTTGTGGAATAAAGGCGGTGGTAAAGTTCTAGCAGGTCTGACAAAGCGCAGAGTTGCTGAGTGTGCCTTGTTAAATTAAATTGTCATAAATACTGTATAAGGTGTTGAAATGCCTAACATTCCTACACCAGAACAATCACAACTGTTTGCACAAAGTGTCAGAAAGTGGCAACAAGTGCTTAGTCTTGGGGATTGGAGAATAGAAAAAGGTAGCAAACCAGCTAAAGCGGCTATGGCTTCTGTGGAGTTCACTCCTGCTGCAAGACTTGCTGTTTATCGTTTGGGTGATTTTGGTGCTGAAAAGATCACGCCAGAGTCTCTGGATCAGACTGCTTTGCATGAGTTACTTCATGTGTTTTTACACGATTTAATGACTGTGGCACAAGACCCTAAGTCATCCCAAGATGAAGTGGAAATGCAAGAGCATAGAGTCATCAATCTTTTAGAAAAGTTACTTTCAAGGGATTCCAATGGGAAGTGCTAACGAAACGTGTACTGATACCGAGTTCATCAAACTATGGGGTCAACTTCAATCTGCTCAAAAAGTAGCCGATCATCTTGGCATTGCAAACAGGGCGGTTCATCTGCGTAGAAGATGGATAGAAAAAGAATACAACATGGCACTTCATGCAAGTGACCATCGTGGTGTTAAATACGATAAAAACAAACCCAAGTCATTTAGCCCACTTAAACAGATAGAACTTGGCATCTTAGATGGCACTGTTATTGTCTTCTCTGATGCTCACTTCATACCTGGTCAACGAACAACAGCCTTTAAAGGGCTTCTATGGGCTATACAGCAGTTTAAACCCAAGGCGATAATATGTAACGGGGATGCCTTTGATGGAGCGTCTATATCACGCCATGATGTGACTGAACTTCCTCAAACTTCTGTTATTCAGGAGCTAAAAGCTACGCAAGGTGCGTTGGGTGAGATTGAAGAAATAGCTAAAGCTGCCCGACACAATGTAAAGCTCCTCTTTACATGGGGAAACCATGACGTTAGATTTGGTAATCGTTTAGCGCAACAAGCACCACAATTTAAAGAAGTTCAAGGCTTTAAGTTGACAGACCATATCCCAGATTGGGACTTCTGTTGGGCAGTATGGCCTACCGAGCAATGTATTATTAAGCACCGATATAAAGGTGGTATTCACGCTACTCACAACAATACTGTCAACGCTGGTGTTTCAATCATTACTGGACATTTACACTCTTTAAAGGTTACGCCATTTACTGACTACAACGGATGTAGATACGGGGTAGATACGGGAACTTTGGCTGAGACTGACGGCCCACAATTTACCTATGCTGAACTAAACCCTTCAAACCACAGATCGGGCTTTGCGGTGTTAAACTTCTTCAATGGTCAGCTTTTATGGCCTGAACTCGTCCATAAATTTGATGAGGATATGATTCAATTTAGAGGCGAAGTAATTGATGTAGGTGCATTTTGAGTGCTTGGCTCATCATTGTTACTGGTGGTATCTACGCCTACATTGCTGGTGAACAGCTTTGGAAAGATAACCCACACATGGCTATTGTGTACGCAGGGTACGCCTTTAGCAATGTGGGGCTTTATCTGTTGGCAAAGTAGCTTATAAGTTACAAAGGTTCGTGAGTGCTTAAAGCAAAGGGCGGCACTTCTTCTTCTTCTGTATCTTCTTCAAAGCCATCTTCAAGTTCGTCAATAGCTTCATACTCAACTTCCCATCCATTTTCCTCTTGGAACTGGATAAATTCTTGAATGATTTGAATCTTCTCGAAGTCAAAGGTTTCAACTGTAATCTTC